GCAAGGCGTCGAAGTAAGAGAGGGGGCGGTCCATGGCCATCACGATCCGTGCGACCGCCCCGCTCAATGCGGCTGCGGTATTGCCCGACGACCTTGTCGCGCAACAGCTGCGGCGCGACAGCGACGATGACGCCACGCTGGTGGGTAGCCTGCGGCTGACGGCGCTGCGCTGGATCGAAAAGCATGTTGCGGTGTCGCTCCAGCGCCGGAGCTGGATGGTCCGACTGGACGGCTTCACCGACACCATTCGGTTGCCGGTCTCGCCCGTCGTCAGCGTCGAGACAGTGACCTGTCTCGACGCTGGCGGGGTCGTGATCGACACGGGCGGTTCGTGGCGTCAAGCGGATGGCCTGGTTGTCCCCCTGCCCGGCAGAGCGTGGCCCGCCACACTGGCTGGGCCCGGGGCGGTCACGATCACGTTCACGGCTGGCTATGTCGATGCGCTGAGCGAGGTCCCCAATCTGACGGCCGCAGCACTGATGATGATCCAGCATCTTTATGACGGCGGCAATCTGGAGAAGCTGCCTCCAGCAATCGACATGCTTATCGACCTCGATCGCGTTCCGGTGATGGGTTGATGGCGATGGACGCACGTAAGTTGGATCGTCGTATCCGGATCGAGCGTGATGGCCCGGCAAGTCATGATGGGTTCCAGAACGTTCCTGGCGCGCCCGAAATTCTGGTAGAGGTATGGTCGTCCTATCGCGCTGGTGGGGGGCATGAGCGTTACGCCAATGCAGAAAATGCGGCGACGGCACCTGTCATTTTCCGCATCAGGTGGCAGCCGGGTCTCGATCCTGACACACCTCAGGGGCTGACCCCGGCGGACAGGGTCCGCTATCCCGCGCGCGATGACGGCTCGCTGTACGACATCAAGGCGGTCACGCCGATCGATCGTAAAAAATGGATCGACATTGCCGCAACTCGAAGGGTCGGCTGATGGCCGGGAACTTCACCTTCAAAACGGAGGGGTTCGACCGGCTTGAGCGCCAGTTGGACCGGATCGCGAAGCCGACGACGGCGCAAAAGCGCGAGGCTTTGCGAGCCGGAGCGGAGATCATCGCTGCTGAAATGCGGCGCCTGGCCCCGGTAGATACCGGTCGGTTGCGCGACAGTATCACGGTCAAGGTCATTGGTATGGCCGCAGCGCAGCGGCAGGTCGACGTCCGTGCGACGACGGTCCTGATCGGCCCCCGCCAAGGCGGGAAAAACGATCCGTTCTATGCCTTCATGGTCGAGTTCGGCACGGTCAAGGCGGCTGCCCATCCGTTCCTGCGGCCGGCGTGGGACGCGGAGCGTGACGATGCCAGCGCGATCGTGATGTCCAGCCTGACCGAGGCGATGCTGAAGGACCTGCACAATGGGTCTTGAAACGGCGCTGTCGGCCCGGCTGCTGAATGACGCAGTCTACAAGGCGGCGATGTCAGGCCGCATCGACTGGATGCGGCGGCCGGGGCGCACGCTGCCGGCGACGACGTTGCAGATCATCAGCGACCCGCGCCCGCAGCACATGAAGGGTTTTCAGACGCGGCAGACCCGCGTCCAGATCGACATTTGGGCGGCATCGCCGAAGCAAGCGGCAGAACTGCGAGAGATGGCGATCGTCATTCTTGTGCCGGCCGCCCAGATCGAGGGGGTCCGTTTTCAGCGCGCCGCGATCGCGAATATCCGGCCTGGCATGGAACAGGAAGGAGCCACCGAAGGCCAGCCGCAAGGCGAGCTGTACCGCGAAAGCATCGACTTCATCTTCACGCACAACGCCTAAGGAGGCAAATCACATGGACGCAGACGGCAACAGCGAAGCCCAGATCGCCTGGGGTGGTGAATTCTGGCTGGCGAACGCGCAGGGCACCCTGGTGGAGCTCGACGAAGTGGTCGAGATCAATCCGCCCGAGGACGCGGCGGATGACGTGACTGTCACGCACATGAAGTCGCCGCGCAAGCGCGTCGAACGCAAGCCCGGCATGGTCGATCCCGGTACCGGGACCCTTCTGCTCAACTATATCCCTGGCGGTGAGAGCGACATTCTGGTCGGTGAGGCCATGCACAAAGTCCGCGCTTTCCGTCAGGTCATCCCCGATGAAGACGGCAAGGGGAAGATTCAGATCGACGGCTTCCTCTACATCAAGAGCCGCAGCCGGCCGATGAAGGTCGGTGAGCTGATGCAGACGACGCTGAACCTTCAGTTCACCGGCGCGAGCGAAGAGAAGGCCTATGCCGCGCCCGCCGGAGGTGGTGCCTGATGCGCGGGGAAGTCGTGTTCGACGCCTTGGGCAAGCGCTGGACGCTTTTCCTGGGGACGTCGGCCCGCTGCGCGATCGAGCAGCAATACGACCGGGGCTTCTTTGCGGTCGTGGCGGACGGCATGCCCGACGTCGATCCGGAGACGGCAATGGCTATCGCGCTGTCGATGTCCGAAGGGGTCGAGATGTCCCCTGCGCTGGCCGCCAAGGCGGTCGCGGCCCTGCGCGGGGTCAAGATCTCGGTGCTGCGCGATCTGGCTTGGCACGGGATGCGCAAGCATCACCCGCAGGTAACGCCCGACCTCGTCGACGACATCATTGACGATATCGGTGACGATCGCTTCGGCACCGTCATTCGCGAGGCGCTTCAGGCGACGCAGCCGGCGCCGGAAGCGGCCGATGCGGCCAAGCCGGAGGTGGGCGATGCGGCCAAGCCGGGAAAGCCCGCCCGCGCTCCCCGGAACAAAAAACCGACTGGGCGGCGCTAGAGCTACAGTGGGCGGAATATGGGTTCGACCCTGCCGCCTTCTGGCTTCAGTCACCGGCGACCTATCAGACCGCGATTGCCGGGGCGATTGCGCGGCGTCGCACGGACTATGAACTGGCGCTGTTCGGCGCGTGGAACGGGGAGCGGTTTCACCGCGTCGAACGGCTCCGTCCCTTCCCTCACTATGCAAAATCCATGCGGTCGGCTGCGGCGCCATCGCGCCCGCAGACAGCGCAGGAGCGATTGGCGGTCTTCACCGCCATGGCAAGCGCTGGCGTCGCGCTGAAAATCACGAGGATCCCTTAACATGCAGGCATTGCTGGCGTCGCTTGTCTTCTCGATGAGCGTCAAGGACGAGTCGTTCCGCGCCGCAATGGCGACCAACCGGGCGGCTGTTCGCAAGACGCGGCAGGATTTCGACCAGCAAGGCGCGGGCATGGTGGCTGCCATGCAGGATACCGCGCAGCGCATCGACGACGCGGCGCTTCGGATCGTCGATAAGATGAAAGAGATCGGCGATCAGGTGCAGCGCGCTGGTTTGGTGATGACGCTCGGCTTGAGCGTTCCGCTCGGTGTTCTGGGCAAGAAATCGAAGGACACGGCCTCTGATTTCCAAGCCGCCATGAACAATGTCCATTCGGCGATGGCAGACGCCTCGCCCGATCAGCTGGACAAGCTGCGCAATGCGGCGCTTCAGCTGGGCCCGGCGATGGGCAAGAGCGCGATCGAGGCTGCGGGCGCGATCGAGGCCCTTGCAAAGAATGGTATGGATGCGGCCGACATCCTGTCCGGCGGTTTGGAGGCGGCGTTGAAGCTCGGCGTCCTGGGTCAGACCGATCTGGGATCTGCGGCGGACGCTACGACCGATATCCTTCAGCAATTCCATATGTCGACCAGCCGGTTGCCGGATGTCGTCGACAAAGTCAGCGGCGCGCTCGACGCGTCGAAGCTGTCCTTCGACGGCTATAAGGACGCCATCGGCATGGTCGGCGGCATCGCCGGCGGCCTGGGCTATCAGTTCGATGACATGAATACCGCGCTGGCGGCCGTCATTCCATTGATGACGGGCGGCAGCGACGCGGGCACGTCGTTCAAGACGTTCCTGCTGTCGCTGGTCCCAGCCTCGAAAGAGGCCGAGCGCGTGATGAAGCGGCTCAATCTGCAATTTTTCGACGTGAAGACCGGCGGAGCAAAATCGCTGGGTGATGTGGCCAACCAGCTGAACAAGGCGCTGGCGCCGCTCAACGATCGGTCGCGTCAGAAGGCGTTGACGGAGATGTTCGGGACAGACGGTATGCGCGTCGCGCTCGCGCTGATGCAGGCGGGCGCGAAGGGTATCGCCGACGTGCAGGCGCAGATCGACCGCGCCAGCGCGGATCGCAAAATCGAGATCCTGATGGATGGCGAGGCCGCTGCGACCCAGAGGATGGCCAGCGCCTGGGAACGGTTGAAGATCGCGATCGGGGAGGCGGGTCTCATTCAGGCGTTCACGCTGATCAAGGATGCATCCGCCAGCATGCTCAACGCGATCGCGAGCGGGCCGCCATGGTTCTACAAGCTGGCGGTCGGGGTCGGTGCGCTGGCAGCGTCCATTGGTCCCCTGACGATCGCGGCCGTGGGGCTGGCGAAGATCGCGCTGCCGCTGCTCGCGCTGCGGCTCGGTCCAATCGCGCTCGGTTTTGCAGCGATCATCAATCCGGTCGGCGTCCTGATCCGGCTGCTGGGTCAGCTGGCGCTACAGGCCGGCGCGGCATCCCTGCTCGGTCGCCTGGGCACCTCGCTCATTGGTGTCGCGGGACCGATCGGTCTTCTGGTCACTGGCCTGTCGCTGCTGATCCCGATGTTCCTGCGCTTGAGCGAAGCATCGATGGCGACGCAGCAGGCACAGGAGCAGTTGAATGCTGACCAGTCCAAGGGCCGCGACATCATGCTCCAGCTGGCCACCGCGACCGGCAAGGCGAGGATCGAGGCACTGGCGCACGCCAAAGCTCTCCGGCAGCAGGGAGCCGAAGCCATCGCCACCGCGCGCAAGAACCTGATGCTCGCGCGGACCGCGTATGTCGAGGAGCGGTCGCGGGAGAAGTCGGGCGCGTCGACGACGCCGGTCAATACGCTGATCAGGCTGTTCAAGGGTACGAAGAACCGGACCGGTGCCGCCAAGGATCTGGTCGCGGCAAATGACGTGCTCAACCAGCGGCTCGCGGATCTCGACAAGCTCGACGCGGCCATTGCGGCGGCCGGAACGGCGGCTCCCGCCAAGATCGATATGTCGTTCGACGATCCGGAGAAGAAGCGGAAGAAGAAGGGCCGCGATGCCGAGCGCGACGAGGCCAGTTACCTCGACGAGCTCGGCCGGTCGCGTGTCGAGATCCTGCGCGCGCAGGCGGACATGACCGAGAATGCGCGCGCTCGGCACCGGGCAGAGATGGCGGCGCTGGACGAAGATCGAGCGGCCTATGCGCGCCAGCTCGACCTCGACAAGGGGCTGACCGATGGCAAGCGGCAGGAGCTGCTGGCCCAGCGTGACAAGCTGATCTTCTATCAGCGGGCAGTCATCGATGCCGATCTGAACCGCGCACTGGAGCAAGAGGGCTATGACCTCGCGAAAGCCGACAACGATGCGCAGCAGGACGCGCTCCGTTTGCGCATCGACGGCGTCGACAACCTGGCTGAACGGCGGTCGCTCGAGCTGAAACTCCTCGACCTGCAGCGTCAGCAGGAAGAGGCGGACCTCGATCTGATCCTCGCAACCAAAGCGACCGCGTCTGCCGAGTGGGCCAATGCGCAGAAGCGCAAAGGTCTGCTCGACGACGTCTATGGCCAGCGGCGCGACCAGATCATGCGCGGTAGCGAAGGGCCGGGCGCTGCCTATCTGCGCGTCATCAACCGGTCGTCGGCTGCGATGGGAGAGGATGTCGAGCGCGGCGCCGTCGATGCGCTGGGCCAGCTCAACACAGGCCTGACCGATGCCATTTTGGGCACCGCCAAACTGGCGGACGCTTTCCAGAACATGGGCAAGCGGATCATTGCCTCGCTGGTCGATATCGCGATCCAGCAGGCGATCATCCGGCCACTCGCCAATAGCCTGTTCGGTGTCGCGGATGCGGCTGGCAACCGCTCTGGCGGGTCACTGTCGGGCATCGGCAGCTTCCTCGCCCGGACCTTCGGTGGCGGACGGGCAAAGGGCGGCGGGGTCAGCAATTCGGAGTGGTATGTGGTCGGAGAGGAAGGGCCGGAGCTGTTCGCGCCGGGTGTGTCCGGTGCGATCGTTCCAAACGGCGGGCGCGGCGCGCGCCAGCAACAGACGGCTCCGATCATCCGCCTAATCATGGATGAAGGCGGCCTGTTCCAGCCGCGCGTAGAATCGATCGCCGGGCCGGTGTCCGTCCAGACGGCGCGCTCG